TCTGCTGTAGGATCCGTTACGGTAAGGGTTGTTTCATAGGCGTCTGAAGTAGCACCTTCGAAAGTAATGCTTGAACCAAATGATGGGTTTGCTGTGGAGGATTGATCGATAAAGTAATCAAGGTCTGCCCAGTGATTAGTGCCATCACCAATCTTAAATTTATTGGTATCAGACTCCCATCCCATTTCACCTGCATTTAAAATAGGGTTTGCGCTTGTCCATTGGGCTGCAGTGCCTCTCCTTTGCTGCATTCTTGTTGCCATATTATTTTCCTCCTACAGAAAATTTATTAGTTTTATTATAACAGATAATTAATTAAAATTATCTATTGCTATTCCTCCATCATAGGTATTTTCCCATGAGTCTGTATTATAAAATCCTGCGCTTATTAAAACTCCTGGTTCGTTGTAAGCCCCGCCAGAAACGAATGTACTTACAATAAGTCCAGATCCATCAATTGCAGTATCATGAATGTGATCTTGTAATACTTCTGCATCTTCAAGAGTTGCAATTGCCACCCAAGCAGATCCATAATAAACATGAATTCTTTCTGTTAATGTATCAAACCAAAGATTTCCATTTGATGGAGATGCTGGTGCTGTACCGCTAACAGTTACACCTGCTGCATCAACATATGCTTTTGTAGTTGCATGTGTACTAAGAGTAGGAGTGGCAACTACAACAGTTCCTCCAAAGGTTGCGCCTTCGGTTACTTGTAACCCATGCTTTACCTTAAAGTCTCTGTTAGTAGTTGCCATTTATTATCTCCTTTTATGCCTCAATGTATGTCTTTGAAACCTTAACGCTAGTATTTGCTGCAGCAGCAGTAACTTGTAGAAGAACATTTCCACCGCTATAAACGGCATCTGTTGTTCCAAGTGTTTCGTTGCTTACAACGTTACCATATTCGGTTACGTATACGTTATTGTTTCCATCTACCGCAACAAGCATCTCAATTACTTCAATATCATTGTTCTTTTTCATTTGAACAAAATATTTAGCAGCAGAGTATGTAGTTGCTGACCATGTATCAATTGTTGTTGCTGATGTTCCTGCTGTTGCCGTTGCAGATCCAGCGAGGGCATCTGGGAAAGCAATGCTTGTACCAGTTGCTGCTCCTAATTCTGGAGTAACAAGAGTTGGTGTATTAGCAAATACTAGAGCACCAGTTCCTGTTTCATCTGTTACTGCTGAAGCAAGGTTTGCTGAGGAAGGGGTTCCCAAGAATGTTGCAACGCCTGTTCCTAGACCAGAAACATCATTTGCAATTCTTACGGTTAGTGTATTATTTGCCCCGTCAATTGTCTTGTTTGTTAGTGTTTCAGAAACAGCGCTTAGATTTGTTCCATTAATCTTGTATGTTTTACCACTTGCAAGATCAAAGTTTTCTGAAGATGTCCAAGAATCCGTAGCATCTACCCAATTAAGAGTCTTATCTGTTGCACCCTTAAGAGTAATACCGCCACCATCTGCACCTGCATCAGTTGGGGTGGCTACTGAACCAAGAGTAAGGTTCTTATCATCAACAGTGATTTCTGTTGAGTTAATTGTAGTAGTAGTACCATTAACTGTTAGGTCGCCTGAAAGTGTAAGGCTTGTTCCTGATACCGCACCAGTAAAGGTTGCTCCTGATAGGTTTGCCTTTAGATCAAGTGCTGTTTGTGTTGCAGTTGAAACTGGCTTACTTGCATCAGAAGTATTATCAACATTTCCAAGATCAACATCTGACTTGGTGATTCCAGTAGGAGTATTAATTACTGGTGATGTAAGAGTCTTGTTTGTAAGAGTCTGTGTGTTAGTTGTACCAACAACTGCTCCAGTTGCACCGTGTGCTTCTGTTGAACCTGTGTGAGTTGCTAGGTCTGAATCAGTAGCCTTAGCATCTAACTGTGTTTGAATTGCACTTGTTACTCCATCAACATAGTTAAGTTCTGTTGTAGTAGCAGTGACTCCGTCAAGAAGATTGAGTTCTGCTGTAGAAGAAGTAATACCATCAAGAACGTTAATTTCAGCAGCAGTTGCTGTAACACCATCAAGAATGTTAAGTTCTGCTGTGGTTGCTGTAATTCCATCAAGTGTATTAAGTTCTGAAGCATTTGCTGTCAAATCTGAAACATTTGCTACCTGAACTGTAATTGTGTTATTTGTATAAGAAATTGTTTTGTTGCTTAATGTTTGTGTTGCATCATTAAGTGTTACAGTACCAGTTGCGTTTGGTAATGTAATTGTACGATCAGCAGTTGGGTCTTCTACCTGTAATGTAGTTTCGTAATCATTTGCTGTTGCACCTTCAAATGTAATGCTGGTATCAAATGTACCAACTGCTGGGGCTGCTGCCCACTTAAGACCACTTGTTTCTGCAGAGTCTGCTGTAAGAATATATCCATTTGTACCTGCTGCCAAACGAGTAACGGTATTATCCGCACTTCCTACTAGCAAATCACCCTTAGCATCAACAAGGCTTTCTGTCAAAACATCGTGACCATTAACGGTTGCTGTTGATCCTTCAACAACTAAACCATTTTTAATCTTGAAGTCTTTATTTACTGTTGCCATAGTTTATCTCTCCTTATGCCTTTAGTCCCATACGTGCATAACGTACAGTTACAGGCGTTATACCGACTACTGGAGTAACCGTTATGGATACTGTATTTCCAGCGCGGGAGACGCTAATGGTGCCAATATTCCCATCGTTGTCTATTGTTCCATATTCATTGACATTTACATTTGTGCCGTCAATCAATATAGTCATTTCTGTAGCGTAATATTTATTATCGCCACCAGAAGTCTTTTTTATGGAAATGATATATTTAACCATTCTCCATTCTGTTGCATCAAAATTATCAATTACTGTGGCACTTTCAATACCATTGATTGTTGATTCATTATTGCCAGCACTACCCAAATCTGTTGATTGTGCTGCCGTTGAATCAATTAAATCTTCATAATCCGCTTGAGTTGGGCGATCTCCTGTTTGAAACAGGGCTTTTACTGATGATAATGAGATTTTGGCCATGCCTAAATTATAACATAATTATTTTATAATTTTATAAAATATAGTTGCTTAAACCAATAATTTGTAATGGAATTGGCGGTGCATTGTTTTGACTAAACCCTATAATATCTATATCTGTAATTCTTATTCTAAAAGGTAAAAGTTCATTAATTGTTATGTTTTTGTCTACTTTTTCTTTAATAGAAACTCTAGCATAATCTTTATCATTAAACTTTACGCTTTTATATCTTGACTTTTCTTTTAAAGAAACAGAAGCCATTAATCTGTTACGTCTTCTAGAACTACCATCTTTCCTCTAGCAACAGTCCAAACTCGTGTTGCATCAGATAGTTCAATATCAAAGACATCTCCAGTTCTTAATTGATTAGATTGATTAGATGTTAATTTAACAGTAAATTCTCCATCTCCATCATCCCCGTCTGGAGCAGGGGTTAGTGTAAATACTGTTCCTGCATCATCTTGATCAAAATCATCTGCATCATCAGGTCTTCTAAATTCAGCACTAATATCCCAATCAGCAATTACCAGTGGAATTTTGGCATCATCTGTAACATATACCCTAAATGCTGCTGTATCGCCCTTTACGATAGTCCATTTTACTAATGGCGGGGCATCACCAATATCATAAGATGATTGTCCTGAACCTCTAAAATTAGCCATAAAAGAATTATAACATAATTACGTAAATACGTTAAGATTTGACAAAAAATAAAATTCTATGCTATACTAATAAGTAACACCATTAAAAGATGGTGTTTTGTTTTCTAAGGAGGAAACGATCATGAATAAATCGGCAATGATTGGCGTACTCTCAGGGGTAGCAGCAATAGCATTTTTTGCTAATTCCGCTGCAAATGCTGAAAATAATTTAAATTATAACTCCGTCTATGACGCAGACCTGACCGCGAAAGCGGTTTTTTCCGTTTCTAAAGAGGAAAATAATAAACCTATCAAAAAATACAAATATGGAACTCCTCTTGAAAAAGAAGAACTAATTAAGATATTAAAATCTGTAGGGTTTGAAGGATATGCTCTTAAGGTTGCTTGGGCAACGGTAATGAAAGAATCTATGGGCACTCCTAACTCTTGGAATCCTAATAGAAAAACTAGAGACAACTCTTATGGCCTATTTCAAATAAATATGCTTGGTGAAATGGGAGAAGAAAGAAGAGAAAAGTTTAATCTAAAATCTAATCAAGAGTTGTTTGATCCAGTTAGAAATGCAGAGATTGCTTATCACATGAGTGATGGCGGTAAAGATTGGTCTGCTTGGAAGGGTATTACTTGGAAGACTAAAGAGTGGATGGAAAGATTTTAAACCTTTGGAACATATAATTTTGGATTTGAGTTATACTCTGCAAACGTTCCATCTGATCTTGGCACCTTAACATCTCCTTGTATTGGGTCATCAGGCATTCTTTTACCCCAATATCCTGGAGGGTATAAATATCTACCGTCTGTGTCATCTTCTTTTAATGGTAATGGGTGTTCGTTATATTTACCTTTAACTCTAACAAGAACAGTTGCAGCATATCTTGTTCCTTCTGTTACTTCTTTAACACCATGAATAATATCACCAACATGCATAACTAAATCTTTCCTTTTTGGTTTATAATAATGATTATATTCTGGATAATAAAGTTCTCCTCCAACGTAATCATCATTTAAATATACTACAACTCCCCAAAAAACTTTTCCTTCCATCCAATCGTGGTTGTCTACATGAAGAAACATTCCTTCTTCTTTATTTCCAGCATAATCTTCTGGAATGCCATCTTTAAAAACTCGCATTAAAATATATTCGCCTATATTCCATTCGGCTATATGATCATCATCGTTTAAAATTTTCTTTAATCTATTATTAATTTTATCTAATGTTGGTTGTATAGAATCCATTATATTTTCAAAACCTGGTTGATCTTGCATCTGTCTTTTGCTTATTTGTCTTTTATTAAAATATCTTGCAACTTTATATTCTTGTAATTTATCATATGGAAAATTATGCATAAAGTTATATAGTTCAGTACATTCCTCTTCTGTTAAAAAATTTTCATATACTCGTGATTTATTATCACAATGAAAATGCTTATTCATTTACTGGACTCCATTTTTGCAAAGGACATGCAGCCTCTTTAAGTTTTGTTTTTTGATTCATAAAACATCCACAAACCTTGCATTGTTTAGTTAGTTGAATTAATTCTGGACAAGACAAACAGATATCATATCTTTCTTTTTTTATTTGTTCTGAAACCAAATTATCAGGATTTAAAACATCCCATGGCTTTACCTGTGCTTGAGATTCTTTCCATAATTGCCATCTAGTTTTTTCAGACATAACTATCCTGGGTTTGTAAAACTATTGGTTTCTGGACTATATGTTGCTCCAATTAAAATAGTTGGACGATTTTCTTCATCATAAAAATTTTCAGAAATATCTATGATCAATGGTTCACTTAGCATAATAGCGCCAAGCCTTTGATCTGTATGCAAAATATCAACAATTTCATTATCTATAATATATGCAAGTTTTATTGGTGGGGTTGGAATATTTTCAATACTCATGATTCTCCTTTATTTATATTCTATCACAAAACATTTTCTACAGAAAAATTATCTATAAGAGATCCAGAATTTGCATCTGAAGATGTTTTTATTATTCCAGCCTTTGTTCCTTTTGAAGGACTTACTGGTGTATTTGTTAAACTTGAACCAAGTTGTGAAGATAATCCAGCATTAGTATATCCAGATATAGTGATTGAATCTCCTGATGTTATTGCCTTTATTGAATTAATCTCAGAATATCCAGAAGTATTGCTATTAATTTCTTGTGTTGTTACTGTAGAAATTGTTCCAGAAACATTCTTATACAACTTTAATTCAGTATGATAGTTAGTTCCAGAACATGTTGTTAACTGATAATAAACTGTACTTCCTGGAATTAATGGCTGATAATATGTTTGACTTGAAGTACTATAAACACCACATCCAGTATCTGATGCTGATGGACTGCTACCACAACATAAAGGACCCAAAGGTTGTAAACTTGAATTATCTACGCAACCATCTCCTGCTTGAATTCCAGTTTCATAACATCCACAACCACTTCTATTATTATATGTAGTTGTAGTTATAGTTTCACCCGCACATCCTGTTGGAGATGTCTGAGTATAACTTGATCCACAGGAACTAGAAGTTGTTGTACTTCCACATCCTACATTTGTTGGACCAGTACTTCCTCCACAACAAGAATATGAATATGAACTTGTTCTATAATTTGCAGAACTTGCCCACCAAGAATTTGCATCTGTTACCCAAAAAGCAACTCCTGGACCACCATCAGTTATATCAGCAGAAACAACAACATTCTGTGCTCCAATATCTACTGTCGCTAATGGATAAGAACTTCCTGCATCTGACGATGTTGCTTGATTAGAAGAAATTGACCAGGTACCACGAAGAACAGACCATAGATGTCCTGAACTTGTTGTTCCTAAAGAACCATTTGCTCTATTAAAAGTATCTGTAATTATTCTTTTTGCATTAGCCATCATTCCGTAGGCTTTTGCTGCTGCCCCTGCTATTGATGAAAGTATTGGCATTAGATATTAAGCAAATCTTGTTTGGGATGCCAGAACTGTGAACGCTGTAGATCCTGTTTTAATTACTGTATAGGAATAAGAGTCAATAGAACTGGTATTGCCAGACGAAGGTGCTGTTCCTCCCTGCCATTTTGGTGTAATTGAATTACCATCAATGGTTAGTGTTGAATGATAATATGCTGTTGCACCATTTGTTACTAAAAATACTACAGTAAGTGCATCTCCAGTATTTAATAGTGAATCAAGAGTTGTACTTCCATCACCTCTTATATTCAAAGTAAAATTTCCACTAGCATTTGATGTGTAGTATAAAACACTTTGCGTGATAACATCAAAATTATGCGTAGCGCTTCCTGCTGCAGTTGCAGAAATTGTAACTTTTTCTCTTGGTGAAACTAAAAATGAACGAGATAAGGTTGGAGTTGTTCCAAATACTAAAGAACCAGTACCTGTTGTTGACCCAGTAATTTGTGAAGTAGATACTGTTGGTGCAGACCATTTTAATCCAAATGTAGCATTTGTGCTGTCAGCAGTTAAAACATGTCCATCACTACCAATTGTTAAATTATCAACTGTGTTATCTGCAGAACCAACTATTAAATCACCTTTTGCATCAATAATAGATTCTAAAACAACACCCTCTAAACTTGTATCAATTCCATCAATTCTTGTATCAATGTCATCTAAATATTTTGAAATACCAGCAGTTGCCAATCCTTCTGGTTCTGCTTCTTGTCCCCAATGATAATATTTAAGAGCAACCTGAATATCTGCTGGATCTGCCATTGCTGGAACTTTTGCAAGTGGGTATTTAGAACTACCAATATTTGTGGCTGCCATAATAAATTATTATAACACAAAGTTACTATGAAATAACGTGGCCGTTGTCTTCTCCAAGACTTATTGAAAGCATAACGTTATATTGACCAGATAAGTTAGTCCATGTTTCATCATCTAAATATTTTGCTTTAATGGTAAAGGACAAATCTGTTCCAGATAAAACTGGTTTTCCAATAACAGAAGAAAGAATGTTATATTGAGAAACCTTTCCTCTAATGCTATGATGAATTACAAAATCATAGTTTCCATCTATTTCAGTTAATCCAAAAATATCAACAATATCATATGTAAAGGTGGCAGAACCAGAAGCAAATGTTGCCCCTTCTATAGTGTGATAAGTTGTTGGAGCAAATTTTCCAACAATTGTCCATGTTGAATCTATATATTGATAAAGTTGCGAATTAGAAACATCTAGATATAAATCATTTGCTAATGGTGTTTCTGATATTGTTGCTCCACTTGGAACGCCAGAACCAACAAATTGCTTACTTCCTCTTGTTCCAGTTTGTCCAATATCAACAGAAACATTTATAGTTTCTACTGGTCCAAAAACAGATAGTTCTGGATCTGAAACAACAACTTCTGGCATTATACTGCTGCTCCAGTAACATCATCTTGAACTGTAATTGTTCCAGTTAATAAAGTGTATCTAAGATCTGCACCATTATAAATCTCAACATCATAATAATATGTTGAACCACCTTCTAACTCTCTTCCGCCATCTGGAGTAATTGTGCAAGTGATTGTGTCGTTGCCTGTATCAATTGATGCGCCCAAATCTGATGATCCGTCAGAGGTTAAAGACAATGTTGGGCTTGCACCCCTTGAACTTGCTATTGTAAAAATTGCATCTCTTGTTGGAGCGGTTTCCGATTTATATGCGGAAAGATCAAATGCTGCACCTGTAGAATCTTTCGGGGAAATTACAAAACGAAATGTGTCACCACGATAATAATCAAAATTGTATGTACCTGGAAATGCCATAGATTTATTATACCACTAAGAGATGTGGACTAAGAAAGATTTGACCTTTATTGCAGAATCTAAATCAGTTCTTATTTGTGGCACAACATTTCCCTTTTTCATTTTTTCATTTATTATATATAAAGTTTGAGTTATTGAAAAATCATAAACATATTTGTATTTTAAATTAGCAATAAATTCAGATGTATTAATTGATGGGGCAGAATATGTTCTTAGCCAAATTTCAGTATTATTATTAAAAGTATCAAGTTCAAAATCATACGTAATGTCCACTTTTGTTCCTAAATCAAGTTGTCTAAAATTAAACTTTTGATTTTCTGGGTTCCATAAACTTACTTTTCCTAATGGTAGATATTTTTCAGTAGTGTTACCTTTTGAATCATTTAATAAATCTACCCAGCCTTCATCGCCTTTATCTAATGCTAAAAATATTTGCTGTTGATCTTTATTTTCATAATATGCCCAGCCAGATTTAACATTTGCTATTTCTGAACCTTCTTTAGTTATATATATCGTTTCTCCAGGAGCACCTCTATCTCCTTTTGGCCCACGATCTCCTGGATCCCCTTTATCGCCTCTAGGACCCACCTCTCCCTTTGGTCCAACTGGTCCTTGAGGTCCTACTGGCCCCACAAGAATTTTGTAGTCTATATCGGGCTTTAAAGGCGTTTGTTCTTCTTCAGCAACTTTTCCGTATGCAGGTTTGTTTTTTTGATTTCCTGGAATATCTGTTTTACGACTGACGCTCATTATTCACCAGTTTTAATTATAAAGGTTTTGTCGTCAACTTTTACAACTTTTGCTGGTGTAACTGCAGGGGAAGTAATTTTAATTATCATAGTCCACCTGGAGTTATATCACTATATACACTAATTGTTCCAATAATAGGAGTCCAAACAACATCATCGTCTGTAATAATCTGAACATCAAAAGGTAAATTTGCTACAACGTTTCTATATCCATTACCCCAAAATGTAGTCAAATCGGACGGGGCTGTAACAATCACATATCCATCATACTTATCAACTGTAAGTTCATCTAGAACATCTCCAGATGGATCATATGAAGTTGAAGTAAATGTCCAGTCATCAATATCAATTGTTGTGGCTTCGTCATCTTCTAAAAAGTCTACTCTAAGAGTTGCAGTGTCGCCACGAACCACTTTCCATTTAATATTTATTGGTTCTGCGCCTACCTGCTCAATAGAAGATATAGTGCTCATAGGTAAAATTATAACACAATAATCAATTTTTCTAGCCAGAGGTAGGAAACTTGACAAACTTAAAAACTTCTGATATACTTAAAATATATATTATATAAAAGATATATATTAATAGTTATATATATTATATATAAATATATATTATATATATAGATTACTTATTTAGCAAATGATCGTAAATTAAGTTAACTCGTTCTTCAAGTCTATTAACTTGATCTTTTAAACTAGTTCCAGAATTTGGGCGGAGTTCAGAAAGATAATGTTTTACAAGCCACTTGATTCCTCCAGCAACTAATGCTACAATTGATAGCGCTGTAAGAATTAGACCTAACCAATCTTGGACTGACATGATAAGATTAATTCTAACATATTTTTTAGGAGTGTTTTGAAAGAACAAATTCTGGATACCCTTGCGTATTCCAAAAAGTTAATAGTCTCGCCAGATATTGATGGCTTCGTTTCGGCAATGTTATTGTGGAAATATAATGGCTCGTCAGTCGTTGGTACATATGATAAAAATCTTTTACTTCTAGCCGATGGCATAGATCCAAAAGACTGTCTCTTCGTTGACTGCGATATGAACTCTCCAGACTATGTATCAATTGGAAATCATATGCGACTTATGGAAGACAATATTTCAGTCGAATCGTTTAATCCAAATACGCATTACAAAGTCAAGCAATACAATCAAAAGTTTCCATTCGCAACGTGTTTTCTTCTCGCGTTTGCAATAGAGTCTCGAACAACACTTGATGACCACCTACGCATGGCCTACGCAGATTCGACTTACAAGAATAAAGTCGACTATGCAGAAAACATGCAACATTGGTCAGTATTGTTAGATTGTCCACAAACACGATTTGTTATGAACAATGATATCCACAGAGTTGTGGAAAAACATATGGCTCATATGGAGGGTAAGCAAAGTTTTGTTTCAAGACGATTAGGCAAAGAAAAGTATATTACTCAAATGAACCAGGCACTTAATAATGAAGGCCCAGGAAACTTTAGATTCAGCGAATTGACCAGGGGATATAGGTATCAAACAGGCCTAGTAGACAAAACAACTTGTATACGGTATAATAAAGATATCATCTCATACGCAGAAGTATATGGAGGAGAATATAGCGTGACATATAAGGATCAAGTAGAATGGTAGATTTTGAGCCAACAACAGAACTTGGTCGTACCCGCCTAGAAATCTGCATGAAATGTCCTTGGTTACGAAAGGATGCCTTGTCTTGTAGACAATGCGGATGTGGCGTTAACCTTAAAGTAGATAAACCGCAAAATTATTGTCCAATAGGAAGATGGTAAGTATGGATTATGGAATTAACGCTATATATCATAAAGAAAACTTTGCAAAAAAAGAACATCTAAATATTTTAAACTTATATATGAACTATTTACCAGATCCAGATTTTAAAAGTATAAGTTTAATTAGTGATATTAAAAATAATAACGTAAAAGATGTAATGAATAAACTAGATAAACAAATTCAAGAGTTTGTTGAGCATATATATTTTCCGAGTTTAGGATATACTGTTAAAGAATTTGGTTGGTTTAGAGAACTTGAACTTATAAAATGGTCAAAATTTACAACTTTGCCACCTCATATAGATGGAGATGTAATTAAAAAATATCCAGCGATAACTATAGGAGGACTAATTTACCTTAATGATGAATATAATGGTGGAGAAATTGCTTTTCCAGAACATAATATATCAATAAAACCCTCTCCAGGAGATTTAGTTCTTTTTCCATGTCATTATTTACATGAAGTAAAAACAGTTTATCCATTAGAAAAGGGAGTTACAAGAAGACATACATTTCCCGTTTTCTACACCTTGGTGATTGATAAAAATGATTAATGATCCAAAAAAAATAATGAATATAATTATTGAAGAGTTTGAAAAACAAATAATTGCTAATGGTCACAAAAAGGGATTGTCTGAAGAAGAGATTAAGTTAGATCTTGCAAATAACTATAAAAAACTACCTAGAATCGCTGCTAGTGCTACCAGGAGAATCATTAACGGATAACTCCTGTATATCTACAAACCATCTAAAGTTTTTAAATATACGCTTATCAATAATAACTTGATCGTTATCTTTATTTAATTCTAGCATGTTGTCGCAAAACAATAAAGTTTCGTTTTTAAGTACATTAAACGCTTTTTCTGCATTCATTATAGTTCTTTTACCAATTCTATTAGTATGTTTTTAGTTCGTTGTAACTTTCTTTCTGCCTCGTCAATTTTCTCTTCATACCACAAATTGCCATAAGCATCTTCTTCTATTTGCTTGGCTATCTGCAATTCTGAAATTTTTATTTCAAGGTTATCTAGGGTCTTGAGGAGATAGTATATCTTTGCTATCGGACTCATCTTTACACCCGCAATTATCGCAAACATCTTCTTTAAATATCTTTAATGCCAAATTATCATCT